AAACATAGACACTTCTGACGATTTAACAATAGTGTATGTTAGAGAGATATAAATTAATGACTAACAAAGACAAAGAATTTGAAAATTTCGGGTTGACAGACGTGCCAGAAAATGCTATAATAGCGTATACAGTTAAAATGGAGGAGGTTGACAAGGAAGACAAGAAGGCTTATTGCAAGAAGACCGTAAAAGATAACGGTGAAATAGCATCTTGTTTTGTTAAGTTTTATCGTGGAAAAATGTTTGACCCATGGGGCATGTACTCTGGAAGAGAAAAGGTCGTAGACCTAGAATATAGAAAGGTTTCTGAAAAAGCTTTCAGTCTGTATTCTAAATATTTAACAACCAGAAACCACAGATGTTTTCTACAATCGGAAAGAGAGGTTTTGTAATGACTAAAAAAGGTCCACTAACCAAGATTGAAAAGTTCTATATCGAACATAATCTAGAGCTAGGTAAAAAGGCGCTATCAGAAGAGCTTAGCAGAACACAAAAGGCTGTTCAGTCTCACATGGATGATGTCAAACCTTCAACGAAACATTCTACAGAAAGCAAGTCTGATTCCGCTCCCACTACACGCGCTGGTGTGCTGATGGCGAGAAACGAAAGGGGTTCTACAACCATGACGGAGGCTGCTTCTCAAGTTGCTGATGAAAGCAGGGGAAAGTCTAAAAAGTTGGGTGCTAGGTACACCGGCGCAGTAACTACAATTAAAAATCAATGATTTGTACACAAGTAGATGAATATATGGCCAAGCTGTTCGACACAGGGACAGTGTGGACATGTACCCTGTCTGATGGCACTCAGGTTTATCAAGACGACGACAGACCTGACATGGACCCTCCCTCTGCGTGGGAGCGTCTTGGTGTACATTGCAAAGAGAACGATTTGCATATCGTCAAGATGATTTTACAAAATGGAACCAACGTGGTCACAGTGGGTGAAAATTCTGATGGCTTTTATTTTAGAAAAACCGCAGGTGGGTTTATGTTTGGAGACGATACCTACCACGGTTTTGTAGCTGGCACTTTAAACGATGGCAATCTCCATGTTGGTCACTGGACTGTTCCAGAACTGAAAAGAGAGTGGTCAGAAAACAGAGACCCAGATAGCGCTGGCATTTCTTTGATAGCAAAACCTACAATCGACGTGTGATGACAGAAAAACGTACAGATTTGAGCCGATATAAATCTCCTTCAACTGGAGATTACTGCACTGGGGCGCAATATATAGCCGAGATGATGTGCCAGCGAATGGCAGAGAATAGCAACGAGGGAAGCCTAGCGTATAAATTTTGGAACACCAGCAAGTGGAAGAAAACATACCAGCTACAAATTATTGCTGCGAATAGATTGGTTAATGAACACGACGAAAGGGCGATAATAGCGACCTTAAAAAGTAAGCGGGGTCAAAAAATATACTCTCTGAGATTTCCCAGACTCAAGGAAATGATAGAGGAACAGGCTGAGATTCTTAAAAAGCAAGACGAGGCAAAGTCTGTTGTTAAACCAGCCTCGCCCTCGGCCACACCCCGTAAGCCTTTCGGGCAAAAAAGCAATCTTCAAAAGCTAAGGGAATTAGATGCCGACGTTTAGCGATGCTACTACCAAGGATATAATTAAGAAACACGGAAAAGTTATCTCCAGTGGGATGGAAGTTTTTGAAGAAAGAAACGACTTTGACACTCTGCCTATTAGCCCCTCCATAGACATAGCTCTGGGCGGCGGCTTGAAAGAGGGCAGTTGGGTTCTGCTTACTGGAGACCCCAAGACCGGCAAAACAACCACGGCTCTACAAATAGCGGCCAACTGCCAAAAAGAAGAAAATGGCGCACGTCCGATAATTTACATCGACGGTGAGGGCAGACTCAAGGCCATGAACCTTAACGGCATTGATGGTTTAGATAGAGAGAAGATGCGAGTCGTGCATTCAGATGAAGAGCCTCTCTGCGCAGAACAGTTTTTAGATATAGCTATCAAACTTATAACCAGCAAAGAATTCTATCGCTGTGTTTGCATAATTGATTCAACGTCTTCTTTAATTCCAGAACGAGAACTAACAGAAGACATAAGCGGAACTTTTAGGGCTGGTCTTCCGAAAATACTGGCGTCTTTTTGTCGCAAGCTTTCTAATGTCGTTACCCAGCAAAGAGCAACAGTAGTAATTATCACACACTTCATAGCGAATACCAGCGGTTACGGTAAGCCCAGAATGCCAGACTGCGGTAGAAAAATTCAATACCAAGCAGACACAAGGATGGAAGTCAAAAGCATAAAGCCTTGGGATGTTGGGACAAAACAAGTTGGTCAAATGATTAACTGGCGTATTCTTTGTTCCTCAATGGGCGCCAACAACACAGAATGCCAAAGCTGGCTTAAATATGGCACTGGCTTGGATTTTGTACAAGAGCTTCTAAGCTTGGGAGCGGACCTTGGGCTGATATCTAAAAGGGGCGCATGGTACTCGTGTGATTTTATGCTAGACCATGAGAAAGACCTTGCCTCTCTTCTTAAAGAAAATGAGGTTGATGATACCGAAGAAGCAAAGATAAGATTTCTAAAATTTCAGGGACAGGAAAAATTATATCAGTTCCTCAAAAAGAATAAGCCTGTTCTAAAAATTCTTGAACAAGACCTAAAGGCCATGCTTTGATAGCCAAGGGCTTCGACGGTAAAGATTACAAATGGTCGATACATAAGCGCAAGTCCCGGCAAAGCGCAACCCGTCCTCGCTCAAAAAATCATCTGAGAGCCAGAGCGCTTCTCCGCGAGCTTTTCCCAAGAGACACAATTCTCGAAGAAGTGTCTCTACCCGGCAGCAAGACACAGACCAGAAACTCCATTCTGTTTGCCGACTTCTACATTCCCAACAGAGACCTTATTGTAGAAGTACACGGCAGACAGCACTATGAACATGTTCCCTTTTTTCATAAGACAAAGCTAGATTTTTATAAGGCCAAAGCCAGAGACAGAGACAAGGCTGATTGGTGCTTGATAAACAACATTAAGATAGTCGCACTTAAACACTCGGACAATGATGATGACTGGAAACGAGCAATTCTTGAACGCTAAGGATAGGCTTAGTAGATTTGTTGACGCAACCGAAAAATATATTGATGGCCAGCACGTTGGTCTAATTAAGATAAATCCCGAAGTTGTAAATGTACTTAACTATGACTCTGCTGTTCTTCACTCCTTAAGCTCAGAACAATGCCTGTCAGCCGCCTACATTCTTTTTTCTTACGCTGACTATTTACAGACTTTGTACAATAGCAATTTAGTTAAACTGCATTGGTCTATTGACGCTATTAACAAGGTAATCTCCCCCGTGCTCAAACAGTATGGGGATAAATATACAAAACATGAACAGAAATATTACGAAGCGGTTCAGGATAATGAATTCGCCAGAAGTCTAAATAACATAAAGATGCATGCGACTGCTAGGGTGGACATGCTAACAGAAAAAATGCGAGACGTAAGAAGAATGGGCGACGTGCTAATAGAGCTATCTAAAAGGAAGCAGTACTCATGACAGGACACTTACTTGAGGCTATAAAGTCTATCAGAGAAGGCATATTGTCAAACGATATGTCAAAAATTGTGAAGGGATTTGAGCTTCTTACTGGAGAATCTATTGAGATTGCAGACAATGTTGACGTAACGGATAATGCACTCCATCCAGAAGTGACTGCCGAACAACCTCCCCCGAACTCCGACGAGGACGATTTTATCGCGGGCACGAGGAGTGAATCTAATGCAAGCAGAAGCGTGGTGTCAAGCAACAGGGTTAACAAGTTTGTTGACGACGGCACAATTGATACAGCAGAAGCAGGGTATGAGGCAATAAATGATGACGTAAAACCAGTTGCTAGACAAAGGACTTCTTATAAAAAGATGAAGCAAAAATGTCATGTTTGTGGCCAAGAAGAAATGGTCAACCCTCAACATAAGCGCGATTTTTATAAATGCGCAAAATGCATTGGTAATAGGTGATACATGGACAAACCGTTGATGAACGCCGCCGCCGAACGGGCTGTATTGTCGGGCGTGTGTTCTTATGGAGCAGAATCTTATTTAGAAATTGAAGACTTGGTTGAAACGGAGACGTTTGTTTTAGAAGAAAATCAGCTAATTTTTAAGTGCCTTGAAAAAGTTCTGTCTACACAGGACGAAATTGATATAGCCTCCATTCTTTCTGCTGCTAATGAATTGTCGTTAGGGGATACTCTTAATAATAAAAAATCTATGGACCACTTGAGGGCGGTCTACAACTTTCCTATAAAGCTGCAAAACGTAAAACAGCATGCGATAAAAATCAGAAAGCTGCAAATTGGTAGAGTTATACAGGCAAAGGCAACAAGTATACACAATGAAATTTCCAAAATAAACGGTGACGAAACCGTTAGTGAAATTATAGGGGTCGCAGAAAATCCCATCTTTGAGTTGTCCTCGTCTCTCGGCTCAAGCGAAAGTATCAAGCCGACCTTTTTGGGGGAAAGCGTAGAAGAATACCTGCTTCATTTGGAAGAGAACCCATCTTCAATTATGGGAGTCCCCAGCGGGTATCCGAGATATGACGCCGCAATTGGAGGAGGGTTCAGAAGAAAGTGCGTTGACCTTGTGGCCGCTAGACCCAAGGTCGGCAAAAGCATGTTCGGAGACAATGTCGGTTTGCACATAGCCGGGGAGCTTGAAATACCCGTTTTGATGCTAGACACCGAAATGTCCTTGGAAGACCACCTGAACCGAGTGCTAGCAAATTTAAGCGGTGTTGAAATTAATGAGATATCAACAGGAAAATATTCTCAAGATGCGACAAAAAAAGAGCGAGTCTACGCCGCAGCAGAGCACCTCAAGGGCATGCCCTACAAATATGTCAGCATAGCCGGAAGTCCATTTGAACAAACTTTATCTATCATGCGTAGATGGATACTACAAGAGGTAGGGTTTGACGAAAATGGAAGAACTAATAACTGCCTGATAATTTACGATTACCTCAAGCTAATGAGCGCAGACTCCCTGTCAAACCTACAGGAATTCCAAGCCCTTGGATTTCAAATAACCTCTTTACACAATTTTTGTGTGGAGTATGACTGCCCCTGTCTAAGTTTTGTGCAGCTAAATCGAGANGGCATCACTAGAGAATCAACAGACGTTGTCAGTGGGTCCGATAGATTGATATGGCTCTGCACAAGCTTTTCGATTTTCAAAAACAAAAGCGACGAAGAAATTGCTGAAGATGGCCCGGAGGTTGGAAACAAAAAGCTTGTTCCAATTGTTGCCAGACACGGCCCTGCTTTAGAAGACGGTGACTATATAAACATGTCTATGAGCGGCAGTATCGCGCAAATTGCAGAGAACGTTACAAGAAATGAATTGAAAAAGGGCGGCTCAAAACAAAAAGACGATGGATTTATTGTAAATGAAGACGATGATGATAATGAAGAAATCCCATTTGAAACCGCAGACTAATCTATCTAAAGCGCAGATAGATGTGCTGTGTGAGAAATTGTCCGAAAGAATAGAGGATATTCTAGATTTCTTTGGCATAGAATACGACCAATACGGCAATCGCATATCGGCTCCGTGTCCCGTGCATGGTGGCGACAAGCGTGATGCTCTTACCATATTCACATCTGGAGATAACGTATCTGGTAATTGGTATTGTTGGACTAATCATTGTGAAAAGAAATACGTCAACACGATGCTAGGATTTATTCGTGGGGTTATTAGTCACCGAGAAGACAGAGAGGCAACTTTTTCCGAAACGATAAATATTGCTTGTAAGTTTATTGATTCGTCATTGGATGATATGAAAGTTGACATGGAGCACATGGAAAAGACCTCTTTTATTGCCTGTGCAAACAGCCTATTAAAAGAATCCAAATCTTCACAAAAGGGCGTTCCTAGAGACATTGTTAGGCAGGGTTTACAAAGACCGGCAGAATTCTACTTAAAAAGAGGGTATCTTGAGGAAACTCTTGACACATTCGACGTAGGAATTTGTCTCAATTCCAACAAACTGATGTATAATAGAATTGTGGTCCCTGTATACGACGAGTCTCATCAATACATGGTGGGTTGCGTTGGGCGCAGTCTTGAGGACAACCCCGCCATGCAGAAATGGATAAACAGCAAGGGCTTCAATTCCGGCGCCCATCTGTACAATTACTCAATGGCAAAAGGCAGTGTGGCAAAAACGGAGACAATCATCCTCGTAGAAGGGCAGGGAGATGTTTGGAGACTCTGGGAGGCTGGCATCAAAAACGTCGTAGGAATATTTGGATGCCACTTGACTGACTATCAGCAAATCAGTATAGAGAGGTCTGGCGCTTTGAATATTATTGTTCTCACAGACAATGACGAACCGGGCAGAAAAGCGGCTGATTCTATTAAAGAGAAATGTGGCAGACTTTTTAACCTACATTTTCCCAAGCTAGACAAAAAAGATGTGGGCGATATGTCTGTGGATGAGATAAACGAAAATCTAAAACCTCAAATCAGTGGAATGATATAAATGTCTCACAAAGTGTTGGCGATATCCGGCGCCAAGCAAAGCGGAAAGACCACCTGCGCAAATTTTCTTTACGGCTACGAGATGAGAAGAAATGAGGTGATAGAGAATTTCGAAATCACCGACGAAGGAAGGCTTTTGGTCAACGCGCTATTTACCAACGCTGATGGCTCAACCTCCAAGGGCATGGGGATGCTGGACATCTTTAGAAGAGATTATCAATTTGGCGAGTATGCATCTAATAATATATGGCCTCACGTTAAAGCCTATAACTTTGCCGACGCGCTCAAGTCCGTATCCATGGAGCTATTTGGTCTGTCATACGAACAATGCTATGGCACTGATGAAGAAAAAAATAGCTACACCGATGTTGCAAAACCCGGTGGGACCGTGGTTTTTACAGCCAGAGAATTCCTTCAATATTTTGGGACCAATGTTTGTCGAACTCTCAAGCCAGACATATGGACCTCATTCTGCTTACAGCAGGTTGCAGAAGAGAACAGCGAATTAGCGATTATTGCGGATTGCAGATTTCCCAACGAGGCGACCGCAGTACAAGAATCTGGCGGCAAGGTGATAAGACTCACCAGACAGCCCCATGAGGATAATCACTCAAGCGAAGTGGCCCTTAAAAACTTCAAAAAATTTGATGCCGTAATTGATAATGTAGAAATGACCGTGCATGAACAAGCTGAAGAATTATTGTCTATTCTGATGAAGTGGGGATGGATTACATCAACATGAATGTAAAACTAATATCCATTACTCCGAACGCAGAAGAAACAATTGGCTATTGTGCGAGAGTGAGCAATCCAAAAAATCAAAAAAACCCAAACGTATCTGGGCTTCTGAAGTTTTGTATTAAAAATGGACACTGGTCCGTTTTTGAAATGGCGAACATGGTGGTTGAAATTAATACCTCAAGAGGTATAGCCGCCCAAATTCTCAGACACCGGAGCTTTTCTTTTCAGGAGTTTAGTCAGCGTTATGCCGAAGCCAAGGGGTTTGAAGAAATCAAACCTCGACGACAAGACGAAAAGAATAGACAAAACTCTTTCGACGACTTGGATAAAAACGATAAAGAATGGTTCGACATAGTTGTCCGCGAACAGAACAGAAGGTCTTACTCTCTGTATAAAGAAGCTCTCAAAAGAGGGGTGGCAAAAGAGAGCGCCAGATTTTTGTTACCGTTAAATACAAAGACTCGTATATACATGAACGGAACGATTAGAAGCTGGATTCATTATCTACAATTGCGAACAGACCCGTCCACACAGAAAGAGCACCAGAACATAGCAAACGCAATCAAATGGGGCATTTTTTCCTGTAAGCTTCCAGTTATATCCAAAGCGCTTGGCTGGAGCGAAGGAGTTCCATGTTAGTAACTTATATCAGAAGTTCCTCATATAATAATTATGATTTCTGTCAGCAGCAGTATTTCATAAGCTACGTGCTTGGCCATCCCACAACGTCTGGGAAAAAAGCACAGATGGGAACCATCGTACATAAGGTGATGGAGTGTCTTGCAGCGTGCAAAAAGAAAACGCAGGAATCGCCCGGTTCCGGCTTGATGAGCATTACAGACGATGCCATTGGGCCAATTACCTTCACCAAAAGCAGATTAATGTCGGAGGAATTTGTTGACGACCTCGTTGACAAAAGCTTCGAACACTACACCTCTAACTGCACACATAGCTACACCAAGAAAGAGGAGAACGATTGCAGAAAATGGTCTTGGATGGCCCTCGAATATAACAGCGGCCAGTTCGACCCTCGCCTCCGAGACATAGTTGCAACGGAACCCCACTTCGATATTCCCATCGAAGAAGATTGGGCTGAATACGAGTATCAGACACCAGACGGTTCGACCCTCAAGGGCAGGTTGGCCGTCAAGGGAACGATTGACCTCGTCACAAGGGTGGACGATGACATTATAGAAGTGGTGGACTGGAAAACGGGCAGAAGACTGGACTGGGCAACCGGGCAGGAGAAAACCTACGAAAAGTTTGAGGTAGACCCCCAACTCCTGCTATATAATTACGCGATATCTAAACTGTTCCCAGAATATCAACAGTCCATAATGACCATCTTTTACATCAAGGATGGAGGGCCTTTCTCCCTGTGCTTTGACCATTCTGACGAAGAAAAATTTATGGGGATGTTAAAAAAGCGTTTCCTACAGATACAAGATACGGATATGCCTAAAATGCTTTCGGCGGGGCAGAAACATTGGAAATGCACAAAGCTTTGTGACTACTATAAGAATAACTGGGAGGGGACAGACAAGAATATCTGTCAGCACATTCATGATAAACTTAAAAAAGACGGCATAGAAAAGACCACCCTTGATTGTACAAAAGAAGGCTTTAGCATTGGATATTATGATGCACCCGGTTAAATTTATTCCCTTGCACCTACATACACACTACAGCCTCCTAGACGGCCTCTCGAAGCCCTCACAGGTCGCAGAACGCTGCAAGGAGCTAGGGTACGATGCATGCGCCGTAACTGACCACGGGACGATTTCAGGGGCCGTCTCGTTCGTCAGAGCGATGCGCGAAAAGGGCATCAAGCCCATTTTGGGGTGTGAATTCTACCTGTCCCAACAGAGTGCCACCACAAAAGAGAAAACAAATAGAACTCTCAGTCACCTTGTGGTTTTAGCCAAGAATAAAGAGGGGTGGAATGACCTTATTGCGCTTGTTTCCAAAAGCAACAAAGACGATGTGTTCTACTTTAAGCCCAGAATTGACTTAGATATACTTGAAGAAGACAATCGAAATAATAACTTGGTATCTTTTAGCGGCCATCTCGGAAGCGACCTTGCTAATATCCTGTTTACCGATTGGAAGAAAGCCTATAACTCCAACACAATTGAAGAAACTCAAACCTTTTTGAAGCAAGACTGGCTTAAACAAGCATCTAGCTTGGCCGAACGATATCAACAGATTTTCCGCAAGGGCAATTTCTTCATTGAGATTCAATTGATAGACCAAGAGAATTCTCCCGCGTCGAAATTAGTCGGAGAGTGTCTACGACAAGTATCGAAGGAAACAGGGATTCCTCCCGTAGCGACCGCAGATTCGCATTATCCAAGAAAAGAAGACGCAGCGGACCAGAGGATACTACTTTGTTCCGCTATGAAAACAACGCTTAAAAAAGTTGAAGAGAAATTGCTAGCAGGAGACGATGTCGGCCTGAGTGGATTCTTTCGTTCAAATAATTTTCACATACCGTCCCTAGAAGAGATGAAAGAGATTCACACTGAAGAGGAAATTTCAAACACTTCACTTATTGCGAGCATGTGTGGGGATTATGAAATTTTGGGCAAACCCAACCTTCCCAAGTTTCCGTGTCCCGACGACATGGCCGAAAAGGAATATCTCAGAGAATTGTGCAGACAAGGGTGGCGACAAAGACTAAAAAAACGAGGCAAGGTATCCACACAGGAAAATGAAGATATCTACGTAGACAGAATTAAGAAAGAGCTAGAGGTTATTAATGACGCAAATCTTTCAGGGTACTTCTTAATTGTAAGAGATATTGTCTCTTATGTGAAAAGTCAGGGATGGCTTCCGGGTCCGGGCAGAGGGTCTGCCGCTGGCTGCTTGGTATCATATCTGGTAGGAATCACTCAGGTGGACCCGATTGAATACGGGTTGATTTTTGAAAGATTCTACAATGCGGGAAGAAATTCTGAGGGTCATATCTCGCTTCCAGATATAGATATTGATGTCCCCGCTACAAAAAGGGACGAAGTAATTGACTATATCAAGTCTAAGTATGGGTATAATAATGTCAGCCAGATGGTTACATTTGGAAGACTTCAAGGCAGGAGCGCGCTTAAAGAGGTTCTCCGCGTGCATAATGCCTGTTCCTATGATGAAATGAACCGGATTACCAAGGCGCTCCCGCAGGAGCACGAAATTTCGGACCAGTTACAAGACATGGAAGAGTCTTCGGTGATACGATGGACGATGCTACATCAGCCAGAAGTCTTGAATGATTATTGCAGGGTAGCAGAAGATGGCTCTCTCGATGGCGAGTATGCAAAATTGTTTGCACAAGCTATTCGAATTGAGGGTACATACAAATCTCAAGGCAAGCACGCTGCTGGGGTTGTCATTTCATCTAGGATACTTAATGAAGTTTGCCCAATGGTTAGAGAAACAAAAGGGCAAGATAGAATTGCTGGTATGGAAATGGTAGACCTAGAGGCTATGGGGCATGTTAAATTTGATATCTTGGGCGTTAATTTGCTGGATAAAATTATGGGCATTAGTAATCAATTATTCTCAGGAGATATAGAGGTTAATGATGAAGGAGCATTACGAAGCAGTCCTACTGGACGGGTGTGCGTTGGAGAAGGGTAGATTATCCTTATGCACAATTAACGATTATCATGGTTCTTTTCGTAGAAAGATTCTGTACCAAGTTCATTGCGACGACACAAAAGTTAAGCATAGTGAGTTCTATGAAAGCTCCTCGCAAGCGGTAAAGAAATTTCTAGAACTTAAGAGAAAAATTAGATGAACTTTAAAAAAGGCAAAAGCGGAGAGGAGTGTGCCAAGGGAGTCTTTGAACGGCTTGATATAAAGTGTGAAATCAATGAAGACTATGACAAAAGATATGACTACGACCTATCTTGTAAAATAGGAAGGAAGAAATTTACCGCCGAAGTTAAATTTGACGACAAGTCCAGTACCACGGGCAATATTTACATAGAATATCATAATAGCAAGGCCGACAAGCCTAGTGGCGTTGCTGTAACTAAGGCTAACTTGTGGATTCACGTATTGCCAGAAGGCGATGGTTCTAAAGCGGTATGGGTTTCCTCTGTTTCTTCCTTAAGAGCATTTATGGAAGAGGTTGAGCCTCATAAAAAAGTAGCCTTTGGGGGTGACAACAACTCGGCTGGCTACGTGTATACCAAGGAGTCTATTCTGAACAAACTGTTTAAAAGAGTAGACAGTCTAAAAAAAGAAGAAGCAATAAAATTGATTAAGGAGATGTTGAATGATACCCAGTAGAGATTATATTATCTTTGATTTTGAAACGGGTTCAAAGAACCCCCACAAAGCCCAGCCCACACAGTTGGCGGCAGTAGCAATCCATGGCAGGAAGCTAACCCCACAGCCCGGAGGATTTTTCAATAGCGAAATTCGCCCTATCCTTGATGATGAAAAAGCGATAGAAATGGGGCTAGACCCTCTGGAAGAAGAAGCCCTAAATATTACCAGAAAAGATAGGAAGACATTAGCTAAAGCCCCACAACCCAAGCAGGTTTGGGAAAAATTTGTAAAGTTTGTGAATAAATACAACTTCAAGAAAACACAATGGTTTGCCCCTATACCCGTGGGTTACAATATCATCAACTATGACATGATTATCATACAAAGACTGTGTGAACAGTTTGGCCCCACTGACAAAAATGGCAATCAGGCGCTGTTTCATAAAATCCACAAGGTGGATGTTTTAGACCTCGCTTATGGATGGCTTGAAAGCAACCCAAATGTTAAATCCATGAGCATGGATTCCATGAGAGACTTTTTATCTCTAGAGACAGATAATGCTCACGACGCCTTGCAAGATGTAAAAGATACGGCCAATATTTTTATACGATTCTGGAAGCATCAGAGAAGAATTGGCTCCAAAACCAAGTTTGAAAAGGCGTTTGCAGATGGCACATTATACGTTTAAATGCGGGTGTGAATTTGACATTTCTGAAATAGACGAAGGCTTGGTCACAAAGAAGCAAACTGGCCTACCATCGATTGTCTTCGACATCGCAGAAAAACAGGACAAAGATGCTGACTTTTATACGTGTAAAAAAACATGGGGTCTGATATGCGACGGCAGAACCAAGGGCGTTTTTCAGCTTGAGAGCAATCTGGGAAAATCTTGGGCTAAGAGATTAAAGCCTAGAAACATAGAGCAGTTAGCCGCTCTTGTTGCTTTGATTAGACCGGGATGCTTGAAGGCAATCGTGGGCGGGAAGTCCATGACACAGCATTATGTTGACCGAAAACACGGAGAAGAAGAGGTATCTTATCTTGATGACTGTCTAGAGCCTATATTAAAATCAACTCAGGGGGTGTTGGTTTATCAAGAACAATCCATGGAAATTGCTCAAACAATTGCTGGGTTTGACTTGCAACAGGCTGACGAACTTAGAAAAGCGATAGGTAAAAAGAAGGCCGACTTGATGGCCTCAGTAAAGAAAGAGTTTTTATCTGGAACAGAAAATGTCGGGTTGGTTTCTAAAGAAACAGCGGAAGAGATATTCGGCTGGATTGAAAAGTCGAATCGCTATGCTTTTAATAAGTCCCATGCTGTTAGCTACGCTATTTGTGGCTATTGGTCTGCTTATGCTAAAGCACATTTTCCTGTCAATTTTTACTGCAACTATTTGTATTACTCAAAAGGAAAACAGGACTCTCAACAAGAAATAAGAGAGTTGGTATCCGATGCAAAAATTTCTGACGTACCCGTTTATCCACCGTCAATTGCCAAAATGAATCGCAGCTTTTCTATATATAACAATGAAATCAACTTTGGTGTGGGGGATGTAAAA